TCAGATTTTTCAGTATTTTCAAGTAGAGGTGGAGGGTTTAATTGTTCAGCCCCAGTAAATTATAGTATGAGTTATACTATAAGTAGTGGTAATACTGTTAATTTTGATTATGATATGGCTATAGAAGTATTTTAATTTATTATGCAAAGAAGTTTTAACGATACGGTTTTATTTTTTCACGAAAATTATATATCAATAGAAAATCCTAATTATTCATCACATTATAATGATCATATAATTATGCATGATTGTGAGCATCCTATTATGAAAGAACATGCAAAAATTTGTACTGAAAATGGTGGAGATATTCTAGAAATAGGATTTGGAATGGGAATATGTTCAGATTATATTCAAAATCACAACATTAAAACTCATACAATAATTGAAAGTCACCCTCAAATAGCAGATAGAGCAAGAGAATGGGCTTTAGATAAACCAAATGTTACTCTTATAGAAGATACATGGCAAAATGCTTATGATAAAAATAAATTAAAAACCTATGATGGTATTATGTTTGATCCAAGTGAATTTGAGGAAGCTGAAAGAATGTTTAATGGTTCCGAACCTATAATAACCAAACCTGGATGTATATTAACTTATTATAATGGACTTATATTTAGTCAAATATTAAATAAAGTGTGCAAATTAAACGAAAATCCAAAAAACTTAAAAATACCAGGAACAGAATATTATGCTTTTAAATGGAAACAAGATACATTATTTCACAAACTTCATCAGGGTGATATTTATTGGATGTCTAAAAAAGTATTTTAAATTATTTGGAAATTTAAAAAAAATTATTTATATTGTATTATAAACTAAAATTAAAAAATGGTAAATTTTGAATTAAGCTTCCCTCAAGGAACAAACAGACCAGATGCCTTTACTTGGTATAATAATTTTTTAGATGAATATCAAATAAAAGGATATGAAAAATTAATCCAAAAAGAAGAATTTGCTGAAAAAGCAGCTACATTAGAAGATAAAGATGGATTATTAGTAAAAAAATTTGACCCTTCAATTAGAACTTCTAATATAAAATGGTTAATCAAAAAACCAGAATTTAAACCCCTATTTGAAACAATAGCTGAAAGAGTATTACAAGCTAATAATGAATTTTGGAGGTATGATTTACATTCAATGCATGAAGATATTCAATATACTGAATATCATGCTAAAGATAAAGGTCACTATAATTGGCATATGGACTTAGGACCAGGACATGCTTGCTACAGAAAATTATCAATAACTATTAATTTATCTGATCCTAACGATTATGAAGGAGGAACATTAGAGTTTAATGTAGGTAATAAAACTAAAACATACGCTCCAAAAGCCCAGGGATCTATAATTATATTTCCTTCCTATTTATTACATAAAGTTAATCCAGTAACTAAAGGTGTAAGAAAATCTTTAGTAACTTGGGTTGGTGGAAAACCTTTTAAATAATATTTATAACACGTTGCGTTAAACCACTGTTTAATTTAAATGCACAATATGAGTTGGACCTACAAAGGCGAAACTATTAAAGAGATCACTGATTTCCCTCCAAATTCACATGGGTTTGTATATGTAATAACCCATTTACCTTCTAAAAAAAAATATATAGGAAAAAAAGTATTATACTTTTCTAAAAAAGTAAAAATAGGTAAAAAAGAATTAGCTAAAATGCAAAATTTAGTAGGTCGTAGACCTTCTTATAAATTAGCTATAAAGGAATCAGATTGGAAAAATTATTATGGTTCTCAAAAAGAATTAAAATCATTACTTACTGAAAGTAAAATTAAAGATTTTAAAAGAGAAATACTTAAAATTGTCCCTAATAAAAAATTACTAACTTATTTTGAAACTAAATACCAAATGATATATCAAGTACTAGAAAAACCAGATGAGTTTTTTAATGATAATATTTTAGGAAAATTTTATACTAAAGATTTTGAAGATATAAATTATGAAGATCCTTTGGAAATCAAGAATTGTTAGTGTATATTGCTAGTAACTACTGTTATGGAAAATTTAGGTTATCATTTACATATTACAAAATTGCATAAAATAGGACATTTATTATTAGAAAAATATCCTTTTGCTTATGATGAAATTAATTGGACTATGTGGTTTTTTTCTAATGCTATTAAAAATTCAATGGGGTTTGCAGATAAACTCCACCATAGTTTTAGAAAAGAATATCCCCATGAAATTTTATTTTTTAGAAACATAGATAGATTTTCTATTAACAAACCAGAATTAATTGATTATAGTCAACTTGATTCTGATTTAGAAGGTAAATGGGATAAATTAGTTAGTAGATTTGAAGATTATAATGGTGAGTATTTTTTTAATCAAAATGATCTTAATCCTTATACTAAAGATGTAAATACTATAACAAAAAATGATATAGAAAATTTTAACCCAATAGTAATATTAAGAAAACATGGTAAACTTAATATGATATGGGACGGGTTCCATAGAGCTTTTTTAGCAATAAAAAACAAAAGTAAATTACCTGCTGTAATAGTAGATTATAATAAAATAGATACTCATCCTAATAATAAAGAAATGGTGGAGTTAGCAAATTCAATGTTTAGATGGCATTAAATCAATTATTAATAACTTTAATAAATTCTGTTTTGGGTACAGGGAAAAAAACAGCTAGGGGTAATATGGCTTATCATTGTCCTTATTGCAATCATCATAAACCAAAACTAGAAATTAATTTCACAGAAAATAAGGAAGGAGTTAATCCTTGGCATTGTTGGGTATGTGATAAAAAAGGGAAATCTATAATCCCCTTACTATTCCAGTCTAAAGCATCACCAGAAAAAATATCAGAAGCTAAATCATTAGTAAATACTACATCATCTTTTTCATATAAGGATAAATCGTCAACATTATTAAAATTACCATCAGAGTATAAACGTTTTATCCATTCAAATAACGATAGTATTATTGCAAAACATGCTTTAGCGTACTTAAAAAAACGAAACATTAATATACAGGATATTACAAAATATGATATTGGTTATTGTGAAGATGGATTATATGCTAATATGATAATTATACCTACATATGATAAAAATGGTAAATTAAATTATTTTGTAGCTAGAAGTTTTGAAAAAGATGTTTTTGTAAAATATAGAAATCCACAAGCTAGTAGAAATATTATTCCTAATGAACATTTAATTAATTGGGATGTACCTATAGTTTTATGTGAAGGTTTATTTGATGCTATGGCAATCAAAAGAAACG